GAGAAGCATGTGTATGCCTAAATCCATGAGGCGAAATTTTTTTAAGATCTTTGTGTTTACAAAAGAATCTGCTAAGCTTCACTTTCATAGTTGCGGCTAAAAGCCATCCCCCTATGTCATTCGTAAAAATATAATTCGAATCATGTTTATAAGGCACACCAGCCTGGAAATATT